ATATTTATTTTCTTTTTATTTATCTTTATTTTCAAGATATTATCTTTCAAGTATAGCGATGGATCCTGACATTCTGTCAAGGATTGAGTCCGGAGTGTCGCATCGTCCACAAGTGCCTGTGGATAAGTTTGTGGATAACTATTCAAGGCCAGCCACCAGCGAATCATCGACTAGCTTGACAGAGAATGCCCCACAACCAGCGCATTGAGCGAACCATTCGTGCATCGTCAGCTCACGCCCTTTAGTGATCAGATGTTGCTGACGTGCATCACCATAGAGCTTCTTGCATATTGAGCAATCAAATTGCAGCAGTGGCATATTCGCTCCTGACCAGATTTTCGATTGGGTTCAGATTGCCCTGATCAACCCACCAAGTATCCTGACGTGGATTCTTGAATCGTTTACGTTTAGCAAAGGCTACTGGAAGCCAGCCCACTATGTAATAGTCCGGCGACTTGCCGACCACTAGAACCGCAACGTCCTCATCGCGATCGGATGGATAAACAATAAGGTTGCCGCCAACGTATGACGTCCACTTGACTTCTATGCCGCGAGCCACATCAGCTCTAATCTTGCCCTTGTTATCGCTCATGTCATAGTCAAGTCCGAAGTATCTGGCAACACATAATTCAGCAGCTAGTGATTGCGCCAATTCAATGACCCGTTCGTAGTTATTTAACGTGTTGTTATATCTCGGCGTTTGTGGCTTTGATTCGTCCCAATTAAAGACGACCGCTGCTGCATGATTAAAGATAGCCCATTCATCAGCTTGCGTGACGTTTATTTTCTGCATTTGCCACAGAACCACAGAATCGGTGTTCCAGAGACATCGCGTTGATAACCGGCACGATCTAGGATCTCAATGCGCTCGCAGTTATCACATCGCTCACACTTGAACTCAGCAACTACCTTGCCATCAAGTAATGTCCGACCGACCATCTCAGCCACGTTAATGACTTCGGTTATCTCACTCACTTGATTACCATCACAATCATCGCAATACCAAGAGCACATTGAAAAGTAACAAGAATTAAGATCAGTCGACTCTTTGTCATACTTGTGGCTTCCATTGGCCATCAGATGTCAATGTGTACCAAGTTGGCGCGCATTGTCTAGCCTTCACCTTTTCAACGCACATATAGCCGCCCCAGCCTTTGCCAGTCTTAGCCGATGTGCCTTCTTTCCAGATCATGTGGCCATGTGAACACATCGGAGCAGGCGCTACTTGCACTGCACCTAACGTCTCTTTGATGGTGTCAATGGCAATTCCTAGCGTTGGAATACCGGCTTCTTCAGCTTCTTCACGTGTCTTAAACGATGGAACGTCCCCGAACTTTGTGCTCCAATAGTCATAGGCAACCGCAGAATCCTGGACAATCTTTGGATCAATGCGCTCTACCTGTTGCATATTCTGAACTGTTGGACGTTTATCTGCGCCTAGAACTAGCCCTGCGCACCTGCCGATGGCTGACGTCACTGTGTCCTCAACGAACCATTTTTTCATCTGCACGTTATAGGTGTTCACGTTGCCAAATGCGTAATCAATACCTGCTGGCTCTTGATCTTCGTAATTGCGATAGATCCGGCATTCGACTAGGACGTAGCCCTTCTCAAGATTGACGTCCATAATTGATGTGTGAATCTTGCCGTCTGGATAAGTCGCCCAGAATCGCTGAATCCGTGTAGCTACGTCTTCGTAGTTTTCTAAGAAGCTCACTTGGACACCGCCTGAGCTGATGCGTGGCGACCTACGGCGCGACCGCGTTGATAACCTTCTTTGTGGCCTTCTTTGTATCCCATTGAATAGCTCACAATCGCCCAAAGAATACAGGCGATAGCCATAAGAACGAATAGTCCCAATTCACTTGTTGTCATTTTTTGCTCCCGTGAGAGCCTTGTCGAATGCTCCCAGATACAGAGTGACATCAATGACTGACATTGGCAAGAATGCCTTCGGCGTGTCTATTTCCTAAGTGCTAATTCTAGAATTAACTGATCCAATCGCGCTTCAATTCGGCTCACTTGATCCTTCATACTTGAACCACCATTCGGGCTTAATTCCGACATGATGGATCGCACTATGACTCTCATTGACGAATAGATGGCGGTAAGCACTGCTAAGACAAGCGCACCCACCGCCGTCCATTCGCCTACGCTCACTTCTGGCGACCGAAAGACATGTCGTTCGGATTAGCCCATCTGGCCAGAACTGGCACTATGCCAGCGACCAAGCCCATAGCCAAAGCTTTTGGATCCTGATTGCCACTCATGTAAACGGCTAGTGCTCCTGCGATAGAACTCCGAAGCCATGATGCTGCGATTGCTTTAAGTTGAGTCATTTCTTCTTCTCCTTTGTCGGCTTTGCCATCGGGATTGGCTCGACCACTGGATATTCTCCAGCATAAGCGGCCAATCTAACGCGACCGAAACCGACTATCTCCTTGCCAATATATCGACGCTTGAGCATCACCATGCCGCCGTTGCGTTGATCTCCGTCTCCGGACGTGTTGCCTTCAATGGTCAGAACGCTTGTTTGGCCTACCTTGACCACGATGCCGATGTGTGAGATGCGATCAATGCCATCGTGCGGAAAGTCCATGAAGCATAGATCTCCAAGCTGCGGCTTATCTTCAATCCAACGTCCAAGCTCTTTCATTTTATGAGCACCAGCAGCCGTTGAAACCATTGATGGAATCTTGACGTTCGCTTGATCAAAGCACCAATTCACGAATGATCCACACCACGGCAATCCATCGGCCTTTGTAAACTTGCCGTACTTTGTCAGATTCTCGCCAGTCTCGACTGTGCCGATTTCAGCTAGTGCGACTTCGATGATCCGTGCAGCAGTGCCGTCCGGATACATCTTAGTCAAGTGTTCCACTTATAGCCCAAGTGCCGCTTTGAGGTCTGTCACGGATAGTCCAACGCTGGCAAGTTTATCCGCAACTGTTGGTTCAGGTTCAGGTAATGAATTAGCAATTGCTGCCTCAATTTGTGCCATAGTTGGTTTTGCTTGCTTATCTAGCCAATTGATATTTTCATAATCTTCGCCTGTTAAGACATATTCAGCATTTGGCATTAAATCTTTTAATGCCTTTAAGATTTCTGTGTGTTTCATTATGCACCGATTTCCATTAGTACGATTGTGCTATTTGTGCCGTCAAAATTGTGAACCGCGCAACTTTGGCCACCAGTTCCGCTTGCGAAATAACCTGTATAAGTTGTTGCCGAAGTAGTTGCAGGTGAATCCAAATAAGAAGCGTGTGATGAAGCAACATTTGTTTCAACTGAACCATTGTTAATTCGATTGTTAAAAGTCAAAATATTTGATGCGCCTCGGTAAAGATGATGTATTGCATAATTACCACCAACGGCAGATGAACCATTTAGTGTGATTAATACTAGAACTTTGCTGGTGTTAAGTGTCGGAGTAATTGTTGCTGCAAGATTTGTCGTTGCTGGTGAAGTTGATGTGCTGGTCACTCTTGTTGCGTATGAGCCATAAACAACCTGCAAGACTTTTCCACCGCTTGAAGGCGTAGCCCATTTCAAGCCAGTAGAGGCGGTACTATCCGCTTGCAATACTTGCCCGTTTGTTCCTACTGCTAAGCGATCCGGTGTATTCGCGGCCGTAGCTGCAAGAATGTCGCCTTTTGTAGTCATAATAGATTGCGGCGATGTCTGCCAAGCAAGTCCAGTTGCTTGAGCTGAATTAGCTCCTAAAACATAATTATTTGTTCCAACAGCTAATCGAGCGTCTACTGTTGTAAAAGTAAATAAATCGCCTTTAGTTGTCAATGGAACTTGATCTGTCGGTGTTGTCCATGTAAAAGCCATATTCGTTCCAGATGTCTTTGATAACACTTGACCAGTTGTGCCACCAAGCAGATATTGCATTGATGTGTCAACGGCCTGACCAAATACGTTAAAGTCCGCCGGTAAATTAGTAACAAGGCTGGCAGATGTCGGCATGACCCAGCCGAAGTTTGTTGTTGGATTGGCCATTATTTTCCTTTCTTATGCAACGACAAGGGCGTGTTCCCAGTCAAGTGTAGGCAAGATTGTAGACCAAGTTTCCGACACGCTGACATCTGCCCAGCTCATCGCTTGAAGCGAGAATGCCACTGGTGAGAGCAGAAGCGTGACTGAAAGTTCATTGTATGACGCTTGGAATCTCCAGCCTTCGATGAAGCCTAAGAATTGTCCGGCATTCATATTAGATGGCAGATTCGATATGGATACGGGCTGACCCATAAACACATTGATGAGCGAATCACGATCACCATCGTCAAGATCTGGATTGGTCAGAGCGTAGGTGATGGACTCGAAGTTAGCCTGTGGATTGGCTCTTAGCGTCAGATAGAAGCTGGCCTGAGAGGTGGCATCGGCTGCGTGTTTAACTGTTGTCGTGATGATCTGTGCCAAGTCGCCGTATGTGTCAATCGAAGCCGTGTCTGTCGCGCTGACTTCATTGGCTGATGCTGTTCCATATTTGAGAGTGATGTCGTTTCGGACATCTCCTGCCCGTGTCTTGATGGCAATTCCACGCGCTAAAGCTTGATTAGCTGAAAGATTCGTATATCCATAAGTGGCCAGATAGATTGATCGATGCGTTGAATCAGCGTATGAGATTTGACCTTGCGCGTTCTCGTATAAATAACCCAGACCGCTAGTGGCGAGCGCGGCCACCAATGAATACATATCCGTCCGACTCGATGCCCTTTGTGCCAGCTCATAATTGCCAGGTGTGTCAATCTCACCAAGTCCAGTATTTTGAGCATTAGCCCATGTCTCTGTCGCTGGCGTATATGTCGCCCATGTTAGAGCTGCCGGAACTTCGCCCCAGTTGTTAAGAAGTAGATCCGAAAGGATTGTGTAAATTTGATTGCCATCAAAGTCCTGCGTCAGAACACCATTGGTCAGAGCCTTTTGAACACGCGCCAGAGCACCCAGAGCCGTGATGGTGACTGATTGCGTGTAAGCACTGGATCCGACTTGCGCCACTGCGATTCCGACATCAACGACTGAGCCGCCGAAGATGGGAACGTATGTCCCAGTAGAATCCTTGACTTCAATCGATAGTGAATCATTGATGTCGATGACGATGGACGATTGATCAAAGATAAACAATTCAATCGTGGCAAATCCTGCGTTTGTCTGTTCATAAACATTTGTGCGTCCAGATGTAATTGAGAGATTGGCCAAGATGGTTGATGTATATTCAACCGAAGCAACATTAACGCGCCAGACTGGACTCCATTGACTCATATTGCAACCAGAGAGTTCGCTCCACCACCGCCGCCGCGATAGTAAGAATCATTGAGCAAGTTCACGACTTGTCGCGCAGTGCTCTCTGGATCGATTGCGCCATTGACTGTAATGCTGATGCGAGCAGCGTTCTGAGAGTCGGTGAACCCACCGCCAGCAGCTTGAGCTGCGGCAGCTAATCTGGCGGCATTCTGTGAATCTGTAAATCCACCACCGCCGACTGTTCCACCAATAGATCCGACCATTGTTGCACCTGCGGCTGCCGATGAAACGCCACCGGTTGAACCACCGCCGGATACTGATGGAACTATGACTTTTGGAACTGTTGCAGTCGAACTGACGCTTGGAATTGACACGCTTGGAAGGCTGATTGATGGAGCTGAGATCAGACCAACATTGGGCAAAAACGGGATTGAATTATAGACGCGGATCAGTGCATTGATAC